GAGACAGGTTCTTCTTCTTCGGCTTCTGCTTGCTCTCTAGCCGCTTCTATAGTACCCTGAAGGTTAATTACAGTAGCGAAAGCAGCAACTTGGCCTTTACGAAAGAAAAGTTCTTCTGTGTCTTTAACTGACTGAATGTCAGCAAGTTGTTGTGCATTGTTGGATAACTCTTGTAAGAGTTGTTTGAAACCTTCGTGATTGAAGAGTTCGTTGTAGTTGTCGAAGTAGGTTTCAAGCTCAGTAGTCATAGTTTCCTCTAATGTTGTTAACTATAGTTTTATTATAACACACTTTTTAAAAAATGTCAAGCTTTTCTTGTAGAACTTCTACGTCTACCAGAAGCTGTGACTGCGTGTTTGATTGCCTTTGGGCCAGTCTTACGTCTAGCAGAAGAAGCTTTTTCAGCTTTGGTCATCTTAGCTGCAACAGCCTTAGGACGACAAGAGGGGTACGGACGTGTCTTTTTTTCTTTACCACTTCGTCCACACTTCTTACCTGTTTTAACGTCAACCCATTCTTCAGCAAACCATTTGGTTAAACCTTTTTTAGGGCGACTAGCTCCTCCTGTTTGACGCTTCCTAGGCATAGGTGCCACCGCGTTTCTTATAGGTTCTAACTATCCAAGAGCTTGCGTAAGCCGACGGAAAAACATCAAATTTTCGCTTGGCCTCAGATTTAACTCTTGAGTAAAGCGCTTTATTCTTTACATTCTTAGGTATAGTACTTTTAGATTTACTTTTTGCCTTTGCCACGTTTACCTAACTCCCTAAAGTCTGCGCCCGTGATTTTGTTCCTTGGAGGAGCTACACGGGCTATCTTTTTTTGTGCCGCGCTGTATTTTTTACCTTTTGCTTTAGGCATTAGTACGACCGTGTCCTTACTCGACGACCGCCTTGGCCGCTAGTTCGTCGTGCAGGTGCTGTTTTCTTTTTCTTTTTAGCGGGCTTCATTGCTTTGTTCATCTTGTAACCGGGCATAGCTTTCTCCTTTGCTGTCTTTGACAAGTCTTCAAAATGGAAAAGTTTTACAGACATTTTTCCGTGAGTTTTACCTGAGTGGAGCGATCCGTCAGGCATCTTATGTGTAGCACCTTTAAACTCAGTGCCGTCACGTTTGTAATGTTTTACACCTTTAACCATAGTATCACCAATTTTTACATGACCAGTATCTAGCTGTCAGCTTACTGGGTGGGTTAGTGTCACACTTGTGACGCGCTCTAAAAGACTTACGACGTGCGGGTTGGTCTTTTTTAATCGTCATTTTTTTATCGCCATAACGAATTGTTTTAGTTTTGTCGCCTTCTTTGGCTACTACTACAAACTTTTTGGTTGGATGATTAGGCGTTCGCTTTGGTTTGTTGTACCCGCTTACTCCTGCTCGTGCCAGTTTTGGGTCCTTGGCTTTTGCCATTACTGAGTTCCTCCACCTTGCGTTCCAACTGGTCCAACCGGGCGAACTGGTCGCTGAACTTGTGGTTGATCTGGTCTATCAGGTTTTGCATTTCTTTCTCGGTTATTAACATTGGTTCTACCTTCTATCTGCTTTTCTTTGAGGAGAGTATCGGCCACTCTCATGCGGCGTTCAAACTCTTTGTCTTCAGCGTCACCTTCACGAAGGTTTCGGGTAACAGCATTTATTTTGTCAATTTCTAGTTCTTGTGGTACTGCCTGAGCCTCTGCAACCAACTTGGTAGCTCTAGCTTGTGACTCTTGCGCTTGTGCTGCCAAAGCCGCTGTCTGTGATTGCTGGAACTGTAGTTGTGCTTGTTGTGCTGCCTGAGCCATTTGTTGTTGCTGTGGGTTAGGCTGCATTGCTTGAGCCATTGCTGCTAATAGTTCTTCACGGTTAGACAAGTTCATGTTGTCAATGATACTTTGGATCAAGGTGTTGTACAATGGTGACTGTCGGTCCATGGTTTGCAACAATTGCACAAGCTGGGTTACTTCATACTCTCTAGCAATAATACCTAATGTGCTGCTTGCGCTAAACTTATAGTCAGATACAGGGTAGTTTTCAGGATCAAACTGCATGTAACGATAAGCTGCTTTTTTAACAAAAGGAATTAGAAACGACTGCTGGAAGTTAATTAGTGTCCGCTTGTGACGTTTAATAAGAGCGCCAAGAGACATACTAATGCCAGCGGCAGTAGCCTCGCCGTTAACGCTACCAGCAATTCCTGCTGAGTCCACTGCTCCCGTTGCTTGCTGTACCATCTGCTGCAGTGCTCCTGCTTGAGCAAAAGTAATTTGATTAACTTGACCAAAATTAAATGGTTGGAGTACTTCACGAGGATCTCCATTAGTTAAGACCATTTTGCCGGGACGTACTTCAGGCTTTGCACCGCGTGGTAATCTAGTTGCGTCAATAGCCATCATTGGGTGAATAGTAAGGCTTAGTGCGTCGATTCTGGCTCGCAACTCTGTGTCAAGCGCTTTTTGACTGTTGTAGCCCTTCTCACAAACTCCACGGCCCCAAAAACGTCCGGGTACTACGTCCCAAGGAAACGCAACAACAGGACGATCCATCATCATGTAAGGGTTAGCTTCTGCTTTTAATAAGATACCACCGTTAGCGATCACTACAACGGCTTCTACGTACTTTGAGTCAGGCCCCTCTTCAGGTACTGCTTCTTCGTCATTTTCGCTTAGAGCCTCATTTAGAAGCTCTCGTGGAACTAAACCATAATACTTAGTAAGACGTACTTTATCGTCGTTGTAAATAGTAATGTCTTGGTCAGGCTCTAGGTCAGTATCAGGAGCAGCAGAACTAACATAAGTATCTCGATATACGCCTTGTTCTTGCAAAAGCTCTACTTGATGTCGGCTTACAAATTCATCAATAGACACTCCTAAAGCGTCTTCTACAGACGTAGCTACAGGATCAATCAAAAAGTTTTGTGGTAGTATAGGCTTAAGTTTTACTTTGACGCGGTCTGTAATGTTTACTCCTACTGCTTGTAAATCTCCTCCCATAACGGGTTGAGTAGCAGGAGCCATTTCTTTCATTTCTTCGATGACAATCTCACCGATACCTGTGCCAAACACCGCTGAGTTAATAAGACATTCAGCTACTGCTTTACGTACCATACAGTCTTCAAAGTCTTCTGTAAGTTTGTTACGAAGAAACTGTACGTCTTGTTTATTAGTGTCTCCAAAGTTGTCACTAACGTCAAACCACTTACCACGCCCAAACGTAGCTTCTTCTAGTTCCGCTACATTAGACTCAACTGCTTGTTGAAGTGCAGGAGAAATAATACGGGAACGCTCAGACCGACGCTCACTGTCAGAAGGGTCCCATATACCACGCCATAATCTATAATATTCTTCAAACCTGTTTTCATAATTGCTTTCGTAGTAATCTCTCCAGTCTTCACATTTGTTAATAACCCAGTCTTCTAGGGCTTCTTGGATCATCAGAGGGTCTTGTTCATATAGTTCACTCATATTAGTATCCTGCTACTACGTCTAAGATTTCGTGGTCTTCGATTTCGTAATCGTAGTCGTAAGCCACATTTGCTAACTGGTCGATGTAAGCTAACGCATCCACCAAGTCATCGTGGGTTAATGGGTCTGGAAACTGAAACAATTGGTCAAGAAACCTTGAGTTCCATTCTCCTTTGTTTAGCGTTATGTATCCGTTTTCAAATCGTCCTTGTAACGCCCACATAACACGATCTGTTTTTTTCTTGTTGCCGTGGGTTAACTCTTCTACTCTAAAGAACATACCATAGCGTTTTTGCATATCCATCAAAGGAGACATTACTGCTTGTTTAGCAATACCTCTTTCAATTCCAACCGATACGGGACGGTAATCTCTAACGGCCTGAAATATCTTAGCTGCTGTTTCGTCAAGTGACCATCTACCGTGTATGATATTGTCAACAAACCAACCATGCTCATTGACCTTAACCACGGCGATTGCTGTGTCGTCAAGCTTGGAATTTTTAGTTCTTTTCTTGTTGACTTCTTCAAAGCCTGCCAAGTCAACAGCAATGTAATAGTCTCCTACTTCGGGTTTATCTTCACTAAAACGTACCCAGTCTTCTTTAAACATTTCTGACCCACGAGCTTCAAAAGACGCCATAAATTCTTGGCGAAACGCATAAGAAGACATAGACTTTTTAGCAATATCAATTTCGTCCGGGTCCAGTAATGGATTGTCATAAGAAGTAAAGTGGTATGCAGCGTACGTCGGATCATTACTTAACTCGGCATATTTATAAAGTTCGTAGAAGTGGTTGCGCCCCATAGGTGTTCCTATGAACATTGCACAACCCTTCTGGTCAGCCAAGGCAGGTCTAAGGATCTGCTCAAATACCTCAGGCTTCATGTCAGCGTACTCGTCCATTACTAAGAACTTAAGGCTGACACCTCGCATTGTTTCTGGTCGGTCTGCGCCTTTCAGACTAATTGTAGCGCCGTTGACAAGCTTAATTTGCAGATTATTAATATGACTACCGCTGATAACAGGATGCCCCAGTTCCAAGAGGGTGGACCACATGATGTCTCTGGCTTGTCCCTGAGTAGGTGCGACGTAAAATACATGACCTCTGTCCGCCTGTAGTGCGTTGACTATTAACATCCACGCTGCTAATCTAGATTTACCTGTACGTCGCCCAGCAGCTACTATCTTAAATCTTGTTTCGTCTGCCCAGACCTGTTGTTGCCACGGCAGTAGTTCTATATTAAGATCCATCAGTACAACCAGATAACCGGAGTTGTTCCACGGGTATCAACATGTACAAACGTATCAGCAATTCCCACACCAGTAAAACCAAGGTTTAAAGCATTAGCCACAATACTGTAGCGGTGGGCGGCATTTATTATTTTTATGTCAGCCGCGATCCCTTGGGCATGTGTCCCCGGCACGTCCTTTTTTCTTTCAATAGGGTGCTGGATTGGATGACGGTAACCAGACGTCACCTCAAACGGGAAGCCACATGCACCCCGCAATTCGTCTAACTTTTCTAGGAACTCTTGTTCCATGTTGTTGGCACCAGTGACCTGACAGTCAAATTCTTCTCGTGTGAAGTACTTAAGACTCATCTACTACTTCTCCTTCTATGATATCGTCTGGAGTAGTTACTTCGGCAGTACCAACACCTGTAATATTGATTTGTATGGCGTTTCTGCTGGTGTCTTTGACTACGTCTTTTTCAAAAGCACCTACTGGTAATATACGGTCCATCACAAGTTTCCAAGCAGCAGCTTGATTCTTGTGTTCATTGTCTAAAGCAGCATCAAAAATTGTCTCTAGAACCTTGCGAGACTTAGGACTAGCCAACATCCTAGCCTTGTACTCATTAATTATCGCTGCGTCACCCTTGGGTCGGCCTACTACACCCTTGTTTCCGGGTTTTACAGCGGCAACTTCGGACTTCCGGGGTCTGCCACGACCTCTTTTTTTAACTTCAGTGGTCATAACTAAAATTATCCCTGTTTATGCCAATATTATAACATAAGTTTACACGAAAGTCAAGCTATTTTAGAGGGAAAAGCAGTAGAAGTACAAACATAAGTAAAATCAATGGGTTACACGAGTTTAATTTAAGTGTAATTTTCCTAATTTTGGCCTATTTTGTGTACCAGTGGTTACTACAAAAGTACAACAGATGTCAACCCCTCCCCCGCCCCTAGTTTTTCCACGGGTTTGACACGGGTTGCCACTTGTGTTAGGCCCAAGAGTTGGCATGGTTCTTGCATGGGGCAACACGGGGCA